GACACTGCTGTGTTCCATAGTAGCGTTTCGGGCGCTGCTGTGTTGGACCACGTGAATTTAGTGACATATGATTCTCTAGATGCGATGGAAGTAATAACCATGTCATCTTTAGCACCAATGCCAGAAATTCGAGGATCGATAGTTAACTCTTGGTTTGAGTCGACCGTCAATTTGTGGCACGTGTCTCCCGTGTTCGTCACTGCAAGTGATGAATTTGCTAGTGGCCTGAATGAACCAGGACTTTTTGTTTCTGCCGGTCTTGCATAACCAAATAATTTTGCTATGGTTGCTGTAGCTGTAGCTGCAACGGAAGTGGCCAAAGCAAATGGTTTTAGCATCGGAATCATCGACAGAGAATTTGCGACCTTAGCAAGTGTAGTCGCTGGACCAGATACGATTCCCTTCGTGTTAACTTCTTCCGTTTCCTTACCCATCTGAGGAGTGATAGAGGCCGGGTTGATTGAAGTAAGCACCGACATGTGTAAGTCTTCCGCCATGGCAAAAACACTTATAGTCACGTTGTCAGTAGCATTATTCGCATGCTTGAGATCGTTCAAAGATCGCAAGTATATTCTACCCAATTCGCCCCAACCCTCATCGGGAATAGAAACGTAATTAGTGTACGAAAAGAAGGGAAGTGTCATCTCCCCTCCTTGAGATTTCGTAGGATCCAGATATATGTGTGGAAGCTGTGAAGCTTGTACCAAATGGGCTTGGTCTCCACTAACAACAGAGAGAGTATCGAAATCATCGAATGGCAAATATGCCATTATTAATCTCCCATAGTGGAAGCCATTACCATTGATAACAGCTTTAAGTTTGAGCTTCGACCTTAGCAGGTTGTAATTACAAATACGATTTGAAACGCGTTTATTCGTAAAATACAAATCCCATGGATTGAAATCCACGTCCAAAGGACCACCAACAGTCCATGTGTACTCGGCAATCTTTACGGGTCTCGACATGAAGTTCCCTAGGTCTGCCACATCTGAATCTTGCATCATTCTGGTCGGATCTGTTTCGCCATCTTGTTCGTAATGAGGATGACTCATCATATCCTCAAACACTGCGTTCTCAGCAGTCAGAGAAGCTGACGCTGTAGTAACTGTGGCGTTTTGCACTGCTCCACTCTGTGCGATCACACGTAAGGGATCGATGTCGAGTATTCTCAGTGCTTGATCTATTACATCAATTATATACATTACACTATTGTTATCATTATTATTATTATATGTTGTATTAGTAAGCCATTATTTTCTGACTCTAGTCCGTGATCGGCTCAATTCATTGGACGAGTCTTGCAGTTGGTT